GGAGCAAAAACTGCCGCAGCTGAAGAACTTAGAAATTTAATGAGAACTGTTGGCATTGAAAATTTTGCAAATAAGCAATGGGGACCTAAAGGACCACCAAATAAAGGAATCATTGATAATAAAGCAATGACTGATGATATGGTAAAATCTGACTATGCGAGATTTACTGATGCATTTTTACCAATTAAATCAAGTGCTTTATGGGGTTACTATGGTTCTAAACAAACTTATTATATTCAAATTGGTGGATATGGATTATATTATATGGCAGCAAACCCTGCCGGTCTTCCAGTTCCTCAATTTAATCCTGGTTTGAGAATTAGATTGAGGTTGAAAAGAGGTGGGAGTGGAACAATCTATAATTATAGATTTACAACCGCATTGCAAATCACAAATAAACCACCAAAATCAAAGTATGATATTGATAAAGGAGTTGATTTTTTACTTGCACAATATGCAAAGTAATAAATAACTAAAAGACAGGTAAGTGCGTTAAAATACATTGATGAAAAATTTCTTTCAGTTTTTGTCTGAGGCAACACAATCGCAAGCAGCGATGCAAGCGAAAAAACTTGGATTGGTTGGTGATGGTCATGGTGGATGGATTGACCGTTCCGGTAAAGTCATTGCGAGAACGGAGAAGGGGAAACTTAAATATATTGATGGTCGCCAAGCAAAAGGTGCAAAACAACCAGAGACACAAGCACCTCAAGCAGCACAAGCACCATCTCCTCAACCAATCGCTACAGCACAAGAACCTGCACCACAACCTCAAGCAGCACCAGGACAAGAACCCGAAGAGCAACCTGCAGAAGAACTTCCACCACTCACTGTTGTATTTGGTCGCTTCAATCCACCAACAGTGGGGCACGAAAAACTTCTCAAGTCAGCAAAGAGAATTTCTGCCGGTGGAGATATTAAGATTTATCCTTCAAGGTCTCAAGATCCAAAGAAGAATCCTTTAGACCCTGATAGTAAAGTTTCTTATATGAAGAAAATGTTCCCTGAGTTCGAGGAGAACATTATTAATGATAAGGAAATGAAGACAATTTTTAATGTTCTCATTACCGCTAATGAAGACGGGTATACTAATGTCAATATTGTTGTTGGTTCAGATAGGCAAGCAGAGTTTGAAAATCTGGCACAAAAGTATAATGGAGAACTTTATACCTTTGATCAAATTAGGGTAATCTCTGCTGGTGTTCGTGATGCTGATGCTGAGGGTGTTGAGGGAATGTCGGCATCGAAGATGAGAAAGGCAGTTATTGATGGCGATTTTAAATCTTTTAGAAGAGGCACTCCAAAGTCTCTTGATGATGCAGAAACTCAAGGTTTATTCAATGCTGTTCGTCAGGGAATGGGTGTTAAAAAGTCAGCAATCAAAAAGGAAAGTTTTGCTTTATGGGAGATTGCTCCAAAGTATGATATGAGAAATCTTCGTGAGAATTATGTGAGAGGTAAAATTTTCAGAATCGGTGATAAAGTTCAAAACCTTAATACTGGTTTGATTGGTGAAGTAATGCGTAGGGGAACCAATCATTTAATCTGTGTGACTGAAGAGGGTTATATGTTTAAGTCTTGGATTAAAGATGTGATGGAATATACCGAAGTTCAAATGGATAGTCCAATGAGAGACGAAAAGCATCCAAATACTCTTGTTGGTACATTGGGGGCATTTAAGCATTATGCATCAAAAACTCCCGGTGCAGTGGGAACTAATAAACAATATTTGCAGAAGGGTGGCAAGGCTTATGGTATCAATTTCATAAATAAGTATAAAGCAAAAAAAGCAAGTACTTTTTAAGATGAACTCCAATAATTTAAAAGATATCTCCAAACTTTATTTGGAGCAGGTTGTCGAATCTGCGGTTCCCGGTAAACCCGCCGAGAGACTTGGTGCAGTGACTGCTATTCCTAAGTCTGAGCAGGATGCTGCAAGAGAAAGAACTCTTGCTAAAGCAAAGGCAATGAGAGATAAGAAAAAAATAAAAGAAGCACTTGATCCTGTAGGAAAAGAAGATTCGGATATTGACAATGATGGTGATGTAGATAAGTCAGATAAGTACCTCCATAAGCGTCGTAAAGCAATTGGTAAAGCAATTGCAACCCAAAAAGAAGCACTTGATCCTGTAGGAAAAGAAGATTCGGATATTGACAATGATGGTGATGTAGATAAGTCTGATGAATATCTGAAGCATCGTAGAAAAGTTCGTGGAAAAGCAATTGGCGTTAGAAAAGAGAGTTTTTCAAATTGGAGAGATGATTTAATTGAAGTTGCAGATAAGATTAAAGGTGAAGGTAAAGAACCAAGAGTAGTTGAAAAGGAAGTTAACAATAAAGTTGACATCAATCCAAAACTTGATCTTGGGGAAAAAATTGAAGAACTTGGTGGAACTCTTCTTGAAATGAATGAGATTGAAGATTTCAATGGAGTTCTTGATGAAATGTCAGACATGGAAATTTTCCTACTGTCAGATTCTTTAATTGAAGAAGTTGTCCAAGAATTTTTCTATGAGTGTATTGAAGAAGGATATGATATCAATGATATTGAAAATGAGTTACTTGAATCTCTTGAAATTTCTTCTGCACTTTTAAATGAGGCAAAAGTTACTTATGGTCACGACACTGATATTAAGAGTGATAGACTTCAAAAAGTCAAAGGTGCTGTAAAGAAAGTTGGTAAAGCAATTGCTGGTGGACTTGGATATGCAGCTGGTGCTGCAGTAAGAGGAGCAAGAGCACTGGGTTCTGCAGCAAGAAAAGGTTATGAGAGAGGTAGAAGTGGATCTTCTTCATCATCAACTACAACTTCAGGAACTTCAACTACTTCAGATTCTGGTAGTGGTAAATCAACTTCAGATGGAGAAGATAAAAAACCAGGTCTTCTTTCGAGAATTGGTTCAAAATTGAAGAGAGGTCTTGCAAAAGCCGCAAGGTCGGTATCAAGAGGAGCAAGAAATGTTGCTCGTAAGATTGAAGGTGGCAAACCTTCAAAATCAAAAGCACAAAAAGAGGCACCAAAACCAACGGCAGCACCTAAGAAAGCAGAAAAACCCGCTGACCCATGGGAAGGAAGTGCAACAACTCCTCCCAAAAAAGAAGAGGGGAGACCAGCTAAAAAAGCAAGAAAAGGATCTCCATCACCTGCTGAAGTAAAAGCAAAAATTGATGCTAAAGAAAAGACAAAACCAAAAGCAAAACCAAAAAGAAAGTCTAAGTTAGATGATCTTCTTGCAAGTGTAAGAAGTGAGGAAGTGCATATTGATGAAGCTGAGTATGCTCCTAATAAATATGGTAGAACTGCTGGTGGGCAGTGGTATAGAAAAGATGCACAAAAAACAGGTGGATCTGGTGCATGGGAAGGGGGAATTCCTGGAGATGTTCCTCGTCCAACACCGGGGTTAAATCTACCTCAGGCAAGTTTAAAGAAAAAGCCTTCTACAATGGTTGCTCATTACGAACCTGATGGAAACATAATTGATGAAAAAACCCTAACCTCTGCGGAGACTAAAGAAAAGGAAAGAATCGTTAAGTCAATGAAGTCCAAGGCAGGAGACTTTGAGAAGAGATATCCTGGTCGCGGTAAAGAAGTAATGTATGCGACTGCTACTAAAATGGCAAAGAAAATCGCAGAGCAAAATATTAACGAATTCTTAGGAACTGGTAGAGTTGTTGCTGGAAAAACTCAAGCAGGATATAATTCTGGATCAAAATTTACACAGGCTGGAACGGTTCAGAAAGTTTTTGGTAAGACAGTTCCTGGAAGTTTTAAACCAGGAGTTTCTCAGTCCGATGTAAATAGACATAATCAAAGAGTTGGTTCTGGTTCACAGATTAAACCAAATAAACAATCTATGAATCAACTTTTGGGTAAAGAACGTGGTGGTCAAACTACTGTTGGCGTAACTCCAGATAAGAAACCTCCTGCAGCAAAACCAGTAGCAAAACCTGCTACTGCTAAATCTAAACCACAAACTGCATCTGCAGCACTTGCTAAAGGTCTCAAGGGAGTTCCTCTTTTAGGAAATGTTGCAGATGTCGCAAATAAGTATGATAGAAGGATTAACTATAGAGATAATCCAGAAATGCAAAAATATATGAAGTGAATCTGTTATATAAAAATCCTAAATATCTTTGGATACTCTTTTACGGAGGACATTATGGGCGCAGTAGTAGCAGTGGTAAAACCACTTCTTATTCAGATTGCAACTCATCCAGCTGTTAAAGGTCTTGTTCTTGACCTACTTAAAAAGTATGTTGATAGCACCGATAACAGTATTGATAATGTCGTTTATGATTTAGTAAAGGATAAACTCTTTACACCACAAGCATGATTACCTGCCTTGTAACTAACTGGGGAGTAACCATTATTCTTGGTCTATTACTAACTACATCCGAGTGGTTGGCAAAAACAAAAAGATTTGAGGAGAATGGATTGCTTGATTTAACAACTAATTTTTTGAGAGTTGTTTTACATAAGGGAGACCAAAAGTAAGGTCTCTTTTTTTTATAAATAATTTTTAGCAAATAACTTTACGGAAGAAAGAACATGGCACTCTGGGGAAATAATGATGCTAAAGGATCTGGTGGTACAGTATCTCTTGATTATGCAACCCTTACTGTAACTGGCAGTGGAACTACATTTGGTCAAGTAGGTGCTGCTGCAACTGGAGATGTGATTAGATTTGGTACTGCATTTGGTGTTCACTACGGTGATGCTGTAATTGTTGGTATTGCAAGTACGACGAGTCTTTCTATTGCATCAACTGCAGGATTAAATGGGTCTGCTATTTCTGGAGTTGCATTTGAAATTAGCGAATCGCCTAAGTATGCAGTTTTAGATAGTCATTTAAATCAGTCAACTGGGTCAGTAACTGAAAACTATACCTTCCTTAAGACATCCGCAACTTATACTGCAGGTGTTGGAACTGATATAGTTTTAGTTAATAGTGTTGCTGGTGTTGTTGCTGGAGATACTCTTGCCAGTGGAGCTGTTTCTAAGGTTGTCGCATCTGTTGGATCAACTTCAGTTTCTCTTGCATCAACCATCGCAACTGCAATTACTGCTGGAAACTTAGTTACTTTCTCAAGGGTAACTGGTGGTCGTGAGACTGCTGTTATTGGTGCTAATGGAACTGTTGTTACTGCGGCATCAGCAACTCGCTATGAGTTAACTCATGGTGGTTGGGTCGGTATTACGACATATAAAGATAGTGAAGGTAATCTGAGAGTTAGGAAGGAAGTTCTTGTTGCAATGTCTGGAATTACTACTGGAAATACAAATTATCCACCTGCTCTATAATCTATGATTTTTAATGAGTTGAATGAGGATAATTTTATATTATTCGCTATTAAACATTATGAAAATCCTCAAGCAGTAACCAAAGAAGATTTTGAAAAGGATTTAAATCATTTCAAATATATTAAAAGATTATTGAAACGATATAAGAATACTGGTCAGTTAAAAACTCACCTTCTTCTTAATCATTTTATTATTCTTTATAATATTTTTGGGGAGGCAGCAACTCCAATGCTTTTCTATAAAATAGAAAGAGAGTTGTGGTCTGCCATGAAAACCTTCATTATTTTTCTTAATAGGTTACCCGAATATCCAAAATGTTATATACATGATATTCAAGTTGACATAAACTGCCTCTCTGAACTCTATAAAATCTACAATGGAAAAGAAGAAATTGGACTGGATAATTCAAATAGTTAGAGAGCAGATGGTAACTGGTTCTTCTGCTGGTGCTCCTGGGTTTAGTGCATCTGCTGAACCAAAAGGTCCAACTGCTGGTTTTGATCCTGTTATGGGTTTAACGAGAAGAAAAAAATATGCATCTTTAGGAGTGGGATCCCGCAAACGCTGGATGAAAAACAAACCATCGCAGTAAACTAATGTTTGGACAAGACTCAAAGATCAAGGTTGCAGTTCTTGAAGAAAGAGTAAAAATCCATGAGGAAATGGTTGAGCGTGTAGATGCTGCCATCCAAACTTTGAGTGAAACTAATCAAAACATTTGTAAGATGCTTGCGGTACATGACGAAAGAATTTTTAACTGTGTCAGAAGTGATGAAGATATCAATGAGAAAATGGGTAAGTTGGAAGTAAAAGTAGACGAACTTTCTAGATTTAAATGGATGGCAGCAGGTATAGTTGCTGTTGCTTTATTATTTGTTCCAGTTGTAACAGATTTTATAACTTCTTCAGTAAATTCTCTAACAGAACAAGTAAGAAATAAATAATTGAGTGTTGGCACAAGATGCCAGTGAAAACTAAAAATAAGACGACGATTTATTCTCTCCAAAAAATAACAAATTCGGTTATAAAATGGACCGCTCTCATAACCGTTTTGTGTATTGACAAGACTCAATAATCTGGTAGAATAAGTAGACTCCTAAGTGTATTGTCATGGATTTTGTTGATGTTAAATACATCAATTTGATTTCTTCCAGATTTCAAAAATTTAAAAAGGTAAAGCACAACCTTTATAATTTTCGTTGTCCTATTTGTGGAGATTCTCAAAAGAATAAGAATAAAGCAAGGGGATATTTGTATCAGGTAAAAAATAATACAAATTTTAAATGTCACAATTGCGGTCTCAATATATCCTTTAATAACTTTTTAAAACAAATTGATACTGCAATATACAAACAATATACATTTGAAAAGTTTAAGGAAGGTCATACTGGAAAAAACTTTACTGTAGAAGAACCAGTATTTAAATTTGAGGCACCTAAGTTCAAACCAAAATTAAATCTACCTAAAGCATCAGCAAATACTGACGCAAAGAGTTATTTGGAAAGTAGAAAATTAAATCCAGATAACTATTATTACGCCGAAAAATTTAAGGAGTGGACTAACTCTCTTCACCAAACATTCGACAGCACAGATAAAGATGAACCAAGGATTATCATTCCTTTGTTCTATCAAAATAATCTAGTCGGGTTTCAGGGAAGAGCACTTGGTCCCAGCAAGGTAAAATACATTACAGTAATGCTTAACGATGACGCACCAAAAATCTATGGTCTCGATGAAGTCCAAAAAAGTGAAACTGTCTACATCACCGAAGGTCCATTCGACTCAACTTTCATTCGCAACTCGATTGCTCTTTGCGGAGCTGACGGTGATATTACTAAGTGGAATATTCGCGATTGTGTTTGGATATACGATAACGAACCACGTAATGCAGAAATCCACTCTAGAATCTCCAGAGTTATTAGTAGTGGACAAAAAGTTGTCATCTGGCCCTCAAGAATAAAAGAAAAAGATATTAATGATATGGTTTTATCTGGACTAGATGTTCAGTCTGTGATAGAATCAAATACTTACTCTGGATTAGAAGCAAAACTTAAATTTACTACCTGGAAGAAAATATGAGCAACGGTACAAAGGTTAAAAAGCGTGATGGTCGAATTGAGTCTCTTGACTTAGACAAGATGCATTTGATGGTCGAAGAGGCATGTAAGGGTCTTGCAGGTGTATCTGCGAGTCAAGTTGAAATGACTTCTGGCATTCAATTTTATGATGGTATTACTACGGGGGAGATTCAGGAAATTTTGATTCGCTCTGCTAGTGACTTGATTGATTTGGATCATCCAAATTATCAGTATGTTGCTGCTCGTCTTCTTTTGTTTGCTGTTCGTAAGCAACTTTATGGAAAGATGAAAGAACTCCCAACTCTAGAGCAACACATTTACCAATGTGTTAATCATGAAGTTTATGATAATGACATTTTCAATAAGTACTCGAAAGAAGAGATTGATAGGGCTGATTCATATATTGATCATGACCGCGACTATCTCTTCACTTATGCGGGTTTACGTCAAGTCGTTGATAAGTACCTTGTGCAAGATAGAAGCGGCGGTGGAGTATATGAAACTCCGCAGTTCATGTATATGATGATTGCTTTGACTATCTTTGCTGAGTATCCAAAAGAAACTAGAATGTCATATGTAAAGAGGTATTATGACGCAATCTCCAAACACAAAATCAACATCCCAACTCCCATCATGGCAGGAGTTAGAACGCCACTTCGACAATTTGCTAGTTGTGTTCTTGTTGATGTTGATGACACCCTCGATTCTATCTTTAGCAGTGATATGGCTATTGGTCGATACGTTGCACAGAGGGCGGGAATCGGCATCAACGCTGGTAGGATCCGTGGCATCAACAGCAAAATCAGAGGGGGAGAAGTTCAACACACGGGTGTTGTACCATTTCTCAAGAAGTTTGAAGCAACTGTCAGATGTTGCACGCAGAATGGCATACGAGGTGGATCCGCGACAGTCCACTTCCCAATCTGGCACCAAGAAATAGAAGATATTTTAGTCCTTAAGAATAACAAGGGAACGGAAGATAATCGTGTCCGCAAACTTGATTACTCCATTCAAATTAGCAAGTTGTTCTATGAAAGATTTATTCAAGACGGTGAGATCACGCTTTTCTCTCCACATGATGTCCCTGGACTTTATGATAGCTTTGGACTCCCTGAGTTTGATTCTCTCTACGTACAATATGAAAAAGATCCGTCCATTGCGAAAAAAACTATTAAAGCACAAGAACTCATCCTTAGCCTTCTTAAAGAACGCGCAGAGACGGGTCGAGTCTACATTATGAATATTGACCACTGCAATTCTCATTCTTCTTTTAAAGACAAAGTTAATATGAGTAATCTTTGTCAAGAGATTACTCTTCCAACAGACCCTCTTCAGCATATTGATGACAAGATGGGTGAGATTGCACTTTGCATTCTTTCTGCAATTAATGTTGGAAAGGTAAAGTCTGATGAAGAACTTGAAGAACTTTGTGACCTTTCTGTTCGCGGTTTGGATGAGTTGATTGATTATCAAAATTACCCCGTGGATGCGGCAGAAATCGCCACCAAGGCGCGTCGTTCTCTTGGTATAGGGTTTATAGGGTTAGCGCACTATTTGGCAAAACTTGGGTTTAATTATGATTCCCAAGAAGCATGGGATGCAGTTCATGGTTTATCCGAATCATTCCAGTATTATCTTCTAAAAGCATCTAATCAACTTGCTAAAGAAAAAGGATATTGCGAATACTTTGGTCGCACTAAGTATGCTGATGGAATTCTTCCAATTGATACTTACAAAAAAGATGTAGATGAAATTTCTTCTGTTCAACTTCAGCATGATTGGGAAACTCTTAGAGCATCCATCTTGGAACACGGTCTCAGGCACTCAACACTGTCCGCACAAATGCCTTCGGAGAGCAGTTCCGTTGTGTCAAATGCAACCAATGGAATTGAACCTCCTCGCGGATTCTTGTCCGTTAAGAAAAGTAAAAAGGGACCACTCAAACAGATTGTTCCACAGTATCATACCCTCAAGAATGCGTATACGCTTCTTTGGGATATGCCTAGTAACCGTGGTTATATTAATATTGTTGCTGTGATGCAAAAATTCTTTGACCAAGCAATCTCAGGCAACTGGTCCTATAACCCGGAGAATTATACGGATAATGAAGTCCCAGTGTCCGTGATGGCACAAGACTTTTTGACTACATACAAGTACGGGTGGAAGACTTCTTACTACCAAAACACTTATGATATTAAAACTGATGAGGTAGTAGAAGAGAAACCCAATCTTCAAGATTTGTTAAGTGAGTTAAGTTCAGTAGAGGAGGGAGAGTGTGAATCCTGTGCAGTTTAAAATTTCTTCAACAGAAGAACCTCAAACAAATATTAAAGGAATGACTGTTTTTAATACTGAAAAAGTTGACACCAAAAAACAACCAATGTTTTTTGGTAAACCACTTGGGGTTCAAAGATACGATTCATACAAATATCCTATTTTTGATAAACTAACCACTCAGCAACTTGGATACTTCTGGAGACCCGAAGAGGTGTCTCTCCAGAAGGATCGTGGAGATTATCAAACACTTCGCCCTGAACAGAAGCACATTTATACTTCTAACCTGAAGTATCAGATTATGCTTGATTCTGTTCAGGGTCGTGGTCCTGGTATGGCATTCATTCCATACTGCTCACTCCCTGAGTTAGAAGCATGTATGGAAGTGTGGGGATTTATGGAGATGATCCATAGTCGCTCATACACTTACATTATCAAGAACGTATATTCAGACCCATCTGAGGTGTTTGATACTATTATTGGTGATGAGCGTATTCTGGAACGTGCTAAGAGCGTCACAGAGTCTTATGATGACTTTATTCAATCTGCACAGAATTATGGTACTTCCGAAACTTGGAAGCAACAACTTGAAGGAGTCACATACGCAAGGGAAAATCTCAATGATGTCAAACGAAAACTGTACAGAGCAGTCGCAAACGTTAATATTCTTGAAGGTATTCGCTTCTACGTTAGTTTTGCTTGTAGTTTCGCCTTTGGTGAACTTAAGCTTATGGAAGGATCTGCTAAAATCATCTCTCTTATCGCAAGAGATGAAAACCAACACTTAGCACTTACTCAGAACATTCTGAATAAGTGGAGAGAAGGTGATGATCCAGAAATGCAAAAGATTATGAAAGAAGAAGAGGAATGGACTTATAAGATGTTTGATCGTGCTGTAAACGAAGAGAAGAAATGGGCAGATTATCTGTTCAAAGATGGCAGCATGATTGGATTAAACGACAAACTTCTTCAACAATATGTTGAATGGGTAGCAAATAGAAGACTTAAAGCAATTGGACTAAAACCCCAATACGATATTTCAGCAAACAATAATCCACTTCCTTGGACACAGCACTGGATTTCCTCTAAAGGTCTCCAGGTTGCTCCCCAGGAAACGGAAGTCGAGAGTTATGTAGTCGGCGGAATCAAACAAGATGTTACCAAAAATACTTTCGCAGGATTCCAATTATGATGAATGGTGTGAACAGGAAATTCTGAACGCATACAAAGAAGCAGCAGAATGTGATGAGTTTATGTTTGGAGATTATGACTTTTGCAAAGAATGGTTAGGTGAGAATACTTAATCTCATATAGATAGGGGAAGTTATCCTTCCCCTTTTTTATGTCTAAAAATCAACTGACTAAAGATGAAATTAAAGTTCGTGTTTTGAAATTAAAAGACAATCTTTATAAAGATCATATTAGACCCGAAATGGATATGAAAGGACTTGCTCATAAATATCTGAACGAAGTTCTTGATATTATTGATGAGTACAGATATTGACTATGAGAATCCTTGGACCTACAATGGAAAAGAATTTGGTTCGAGTGATATTCAGGATTATTTTGGTTTCGTATATCATATTCATTGCAACAAAACTAATCGTGACTATATTGGTCGAAAATATTTCTGGAGCTTCCGCACACCGAGAGGAAAATCTAGAAAGGTTAAGGCAGAATCTGATTGGAAAAAATACTATGGTTCATGTCCAGAACTCAAAGAAGATATAGAGAAATATGGTAGGGAGAATTTTACGCGCACTATTTTATCATTACATAAAACAAAGGGCAAAACAAACTTTGAAGAAACAAGGCAACTCTTCTTCAACAATGTTCTCACAGAATCCCTTGACAGTGGAGTGCCCAGATACTACAATAGCAACATCCTCAACAGGTACTTCCGAAAGGACTATTATGAACGCAACGACTGAAGATATTGTTGCTCATGTTAGGTCATGGTCTCTTGACCGTGCCGCTGATATGAGCATTCCTAAAGAGGATGCACGCGCAATTCTTGCTGAGTTTTATGAGTGGATTGAACCGGAAGATGATGAACTTGAGATTGTCTCTCTAGAACCTGAAGATTACTAAATAAACTTTTAATAAAATTTGAGAAAAAAAATGACAGAACAGCAGCAACATCTACAACAACTTTTAGAACAAAGAGTTAAACTTGAATCAGAAATTAATCAAAACAGAGAACTTTTTTGGAAAGTTCAAGGAGCTATTGAGTATCTAACACAAATTGGAGTTACTTTGCCAGAGCCAGAATCCAAAGAAACTTCTGAAGAAGTGGAATCTTGACAGATTCTAAATAAAAACTTATAATGTTTATAACCCACCATAAGGTGGGTTTTCTTGTAATGAGACTTTGAGTGACAATTAGAGCCGTGGAAAGTGCCCTTTGAGAAAAGGGTGTACCCCCTTTCTATACGGATGTAGAGTTCAATTAATTTTAATGCTAAACTTCTTTACTGTAGCCGTTCCTCTTTTAGCAATGGTTACAACCAATACGGCATCACTGCCTTTCTCTAGTTATAAACTGCAAGGTCCTCCTCCCCCAGTGGATGAAAAACCTTATTCTATTATTAAAGAGTTTGAACCCGAGAAGACAGCAATCCTAGAGGTTGCACCACCAAAGCCAAAAGAGAAAAGACTAATTTGTAAAGGGTGTAATGAACATGAGAATGCTACCCTGGCATTTTTCCAGGATCGTGGTATTAGAGACAGAAACGCCCTTGCTACCATCATGGGCAATATTAGACAGGAATCAACATTCGTGCCTAACATTTGTGAAGGTGGTAGTAGAACCTCATACTATAATTGTGGAAGAGGTTATGGTTTGATACAATTTACTTCTGCTTCTCGTTATTATGGACTGGGTGCTTTTGCTAAAAAAATAGGAGGTAATCCTTCTACTGCTGATACTCAACTTCGGTATATTACTACTGAACCACAATGGAAGAGTATTGAAAACAGAATGAAAGTTTCTGGAAAATCTATTGATAGGTATATGAATTATGCCTACGAATGGATTGGATGGGGACACCATGGAGCAAGAACACAATATGCTTATGACTATGCTAAACGATTGGTTCTTGCTGATGTCTAAATAACTTTACCTGACTTGCTGACACTTTTCAGGTGGGATTGGAGTGCTTCGGCACTCCTTTCTTGTATAAATAGTAATGTCAGCAAGTTAGAGTAGTATGAAACACTTTTATGTGTATTATTCCTATGAGGAATATGGAAGGGGATATATTGGAAAAAGAGAATGTAAATGTCTTCCAGAAGAAGATGTAAGTTATTTTGGAAGTTTCAAAGATAAAACTTTCAATCCAACTCAAAAAATAATATTAGAAACTTTTGGGAGTGTTGAAGAAGCACTTGAAGCAGAATGTGCTCTCCACGATTTTTATGAAGTAGATAAAAATCCACACTTTGCTAATAGGGCAAAACAAACTTCTACTGGATTTTATTGTAATAAAGGTGCTGGTGAAGAAGCAAACAAGAAAAGAAGTGAGTTGATGAAAACAGAATACAATCCTATGAGTAATCCAAAACTCAAAGAGAAAGCAAGAAAAAACTTGATTAGAACTTTGAGTAATCCAGAAATGAGAAAACTAAAAAGTAGAGTCGGAAAGAAAGCACACAATCGTCCAGAAGTAGTTGAGAACCATAGACAGGCAGCACTCAAATCTC